ATTGGTCCTTCTCGGACTATTGGTGTTGTGAATATGTAATCTGCCATTGTTCTCCCTTAATGAACTTACTGATGAGGCTAGGTTTCCCTAGCCCCACCCGTCAATCAACTAAGCAATTGATGAACCTGATTCGATTCGATATAGAGCCTCTTCACGGTAGCGTGCAAAGCCAAGAACGCCATACCAACCCATTGGGCGATGACGCATCAACTTGTCAACTACTGGTCCGATTACTACATGTGGCTCTTCAGCAACTGCCTCAGCCAATGCTTGCTGTCCAGCAAGGATTGTGCGGTAGTTACGTGCTGAAGAAGCACCATCGGTTGCATTGTAAAGACGTGCAGATTCTACGAAGTATGCACCTTCGTATGTTCCGATTTCTCCTGCCCAGATGCGGTCTTGTGAAGAACCGTATTGGTTAGGAAGAAGCCATCCTGCTGAACCTGTCTCAGCACGAAGGTCGTGTGAAACTTCTGGGTGGATACCACACCAGTATAGGCTGCCCTTGCGAGCAATAGACTTGTTAGCACGTAACTTAGCAACAGCCTTACGGATGTTTGCTGAAGATAGTGTTGCTGCTGCAGTAATTGTTGCAGTAGATGTTGCTGTTGAACCTGAGTAGATTACGTTTGAACCACCACGAAGAGTAGTCATCGCAACTTGGTCAATAGAATCTGCAAGGTTGAATGCAATAATGTTTGCAATTGCAGGGTCTACATCGGCAAGTGAGAACAACTCAAGTGCACGAGTTACCAACACTGAGTTACCGTACTCGTTAAGAGTAATGGTTACTGAGGTTGGTGTAGACATTGCTACTGCATCTGGGTCAGCATCTTCTGTTAGTGCAGTTGTTGCTGCTGAAAGGTCAACATAGCGTTGTAGAACAACTGTTGAACCTGGGATTGATTGTTTTGCGGGACGCTTATCTGCGACAGAACGAATTAGGGGTTCTGAGCGGAGAGCGAACTCTAGAAGACGGTCATACGCCTTCTGGACTAGACCTGCTGCACCTGCGGTACCTCCGAGAGAGGAAGAACCTGTTGATACGTAGGAGTTAGCCATTTTTCACCTCCAAGTGAATTAGGAAACTATGATTAGTTTTGTGAGTTCAGGAATGCAATCAACTCTTCCGCACTCTGTGCGTTATCAAGTTTTGAATTCAAATCCTGTGCTCGTTCAGGGGTCATAGCATTCTGAGTAATTACGTCTTGTTGACGTAGTGCCGCAAGGTTTACATCTGTTTGCTCTTTGGTCTGACCATTGTCAGATACCTGCAATCCAAATAGGTCTGCGTTATCATCGAGCCAATTATTAACTGACTCCTCGTTAACATCATCCAAATCCTTGAGGATTAGTCTTACTGCTTTTGCGTTGACGCCCTTCTTTTCTAGGACTTCTTTGACGGTTCTCTCACGTTGCACCTTGGATAAACCTTCAAGTTGTTCGGTAAGTTCTTTGATACGTTTCTCATCAGCACGCTTGGCTTTGCGTAACTTCTTTAACAAGTCACCGCCATCGTTTGAGTAAGTGTCTGTATCATCGATGTCGTCATCTTCATCGTCCCAGTTTATGTTGTTGCTCATAGCAACCACCCTTTCTATTCGTTGATTAGTCGCAAGCCTCAAGTCAGTTCGGGGAAACTGGTTGGCTCTTGCTCCCAGACTTATACGCTGCGTGGGGCTGGTAGGTCCACGTCAGGAATTTTTAGTATTGTCCTGCTGATGAGGTTCTGTTTAGATAGCCAGAAGCATAAGCACCCTTAGAGGCACCAGAGGCGCCAAGGAATCTATTCTGCTCACGGGCTGCTAGGTCTGCTAACTTACGCTGCTCAGAGGCTAAGCCCTTTAGATAGGCTCCTTCTGCTTCTGATTGTGTATAAGCATCACCCTCAAGTTGACCAAGTTTCATAGCAGTTGGTAGTGCAGATGCAACCTTTGCATATCCAGTATTGGCTGCTGCCTCAGTTACCCCAAGTGCTGCTAATTCTTCTGAACTAAGGACATTAGTAACAAGTCCTTGACGTGCTGCAGCAGAACCAATCTGTGCTGCTTGAACCTTAGTAGTCAATCTTGTTTCTGTTTCCTTAGGGTCTAAGAAGTATGAAACTAAATCTTTATCAGTAACTGATGGATAGTAGGTTTGGAAAGTCTTAAGAATTTCTGGACGGCTATTGACTTCCTCAACTGCCATCTGAATTCTTTTCTTAACCTCAGTAGGTGCAATATCTGCGCCAATGAATGTAGCAAGTTTTGCCTGTTGATTCTCTCTTGAAGAACCAAGAACGTTGCTAACACCGTAGGCAGCAAAGGCTTCTTGCATTTGATTCTCTAATTGTAGGTAAACATCTTCGCTATAAACATTCTTGCCAGCAGCACGGCGTGCTTCATTACCAGCAAAACGTGTTTGATATTGCTTTGTATTACGAAGTTTTAAAGTTGCTTCGGCAGACGGAGTTCCAGTAAGGATTAAATCCTTAACAGTTTTAGCCAAATCACCTAGTCCATACTTGGTAAATTCTGACTCAAGAATTGCATAAGCAGAACCACGTTCTAGTCTTAGACGCTCTGCTTCTTGGGCTGCCTGTAAATCTGCAGCATATCTAGTTGCTGCTGCTCCAGCATTGGCTGCTGCAAGGGCTGCTGCTGATGCATCTGCTGCTGCTTTGCTTGCAGCATTAGCATCATTGGTTGATACCCATGTATTAACAAATGCCTGTAATTCTTCTGCACTATTAAACTTATATGTTTGACCAGTATTAGGGTCAGTCCAACTGTATGTTTTAAAACCTTCAATAGTAACTGTGCCGTCACTCCAAGTAACAGTTTCTGTTCCATCTGGATTCTTAACACGAGATTTTTCTGTTTTAGTTGTTACTGTTGAAGTAGTTGGATTAGTAGTTGTTTTTGTTGTAGTAGCAGTAGTTGTTGTTGGTGTGCTAGTAACAGTAGTTCCAGTAAATCCAGAGGCTGCATTAATGCCAGCAAGGGTTGTTGTATTTACACCTGAGCCAGCAGTAAAAGGATTACGACCACCTGTAACACCACCTGCATAGGTATTACCAGATGTTGGAGTTTTATTTACTACAGGTACTGTAATCTTTTGACCAATAGAAATCTTATTAAGATTAGTAATCTGTGGGTTTGCAGCAGCAATGGCTGCAACGCTAGTATTATTAGCCTTTGCAATTGCAGATATTGTATCGCCCTTTTTTACGGGTACTTTTTTATCAGCCATTATTATCCCTGCAATCCAAAGTCACGTAAAATTGATAGCGCAAAATTACCGACTTTCTCGTGGGCTTCATCTGTCATTTCCCAATCTGGGTGCTGCATAGCAGCCATATCCATTTCCCAGAGAGTCTTTAATTCCCCTTTATCATTAAACATATTCTTCTGGAACCAAGGGTCCTTCATGGTCATGTTAGCCTTTTGTAGTTTAGTTCCAATACGAGTCACATATGGTTGATAAACGTCAGATACTGTTAGTCCTTGACGCATCAAGTTTCTAACAGATTCAGGCTGACCAATCATTGCCTTTGTTTCAATCTCTTTCTTGATGGCAGCAAGACTGTCGCCCATATCTAAACGCTTCATCCAGCCATTGATATCGCCTTGGGTAAAATCTTTTTCTAATTCAAACCCTTGTTTAACTGCGTAAGATTTAATGTCCTCAATGTTTTCAGCAATGTTACCTGTTGGCTTTAGAGGATTAAACTTAATCTTTGTATTTAAGAAACGAGCAATGTAGGCTGTATTCTTTTCATTGGCTGAGTCGTATAACTCTTTAGCCCATGTATCTAGTTCGGCATCAGTAAAAGCAATACCCTTTTGTGTAAGTTGTATCTGAAGACTTGCTTTAGCCGTATCAAGTCCACGGGCATAGTCAGTATTCTGAGTAGCCTCTTTAACCTTCTTTGCATAGTCTGGGTCAGTAGGACTAATCTCTTTAATTAATGCTTCATATTGGCGCTTGGAAAAACCACGAGCCTGAATGGTTTGACCATTCTTGATATACCACTGTGTGCTAGTAAGTTCTTTAGCAAACTGGTCTGCTGTCTTTTTCTTATTTACCGCATCAGTTAAGAATTGTTTTAACTCTGGGTCACTAATAAAGATGGTGTCAATATAGCCATACAGTTCCTTGGCTTTGGCTAAGATTTCCTCAAAGGTTAATTTTGGAGCCATTAACTAACACCTATCGTTCTCTTGAATATATCGTAGTAACCAAGGATTTGATTAGCCTTAGCCTCATCCTTTTCAGCAATCTGTTCAATTAAATACTGTTCTGTATCAAGACCAGTTTTAGTTGTGCGTGACTTCATGTCACCTTCAATGTCTCTAGTTGTGCTAATGACATTTGGATTCTTGCCCTGTTCTTTTTGAAGCAATGGACGTAGTTCAGCCAATTCTTTTTCATCTGGCTCACGACCCATTAACTTTTTATAGATAGCAATAATGTTTTTATCTGCTTCAGTTCTACCCATAACAACAGCATCTGTGTATGTCTTGGTAGTACTTCCAGCACCACGGGTAGCAGTAAGGAACTCATCCATAGTCTCAAATTCTTTGACACCATAAAACTGATAGTTCTTAAGTTGCTTGATTGTAAAGTCAGATGCTGCTCTATCAAGAGCGCCAGTAATTAACTTATCTGCTTGACTTGCTGGAATCTTATTGCTTGTTAGATATCCAGATTGATACAGTTTATTAATTAAACCTTGCTTGCTTCCGTATTGCTTTACTAGTTGAGCCTCGTATTTATCACGGGCTACATCTGAAGTTTCAAGGGCTACGCCTTTATCCTCTGATGGTTTAGCAATTACAGAAGGAATTCTTTCATCTCTTTTTGTGGCAGGTTCTACATAGATATAACCTTGGTTAACAACTGGGTCACCCTTTGGGTTAAGAGTATTAGGTGATGACCACTGCATAACTGGACCACCAGGGGCTTCACTGATTCTTGCAGTTGCTAGTAGATTTGCTACAGACTGCTCATCAGTAAGAACTGTCTTACCAGTATTAGGGTCAACACCAGGCTTAGGCTTTGGATTTCTAATCTCAGCAGCCTCAGAGCGAAGAGTAGCAGCAAGTGCTGCATTACCTGTATCTTCGGCTAAGTCAGCCTCTTTTTCTTTAGCCTTTGCTTTAGCCTCACGAGTGCTTAAATCTTTTTGTTCTTTTTCTGTAGCCTTCTTTGTTTCAACTGCACTCTTAGCAGCACTTAATTCTTTTTGAACAGTCTTATATTGAGCATCAAATTCATCATACTTCTTTTTGGCAGCGTCATAGTTAGCCATACCTCTTTTAGATGAACGCATAATCTGA